GAAAAACTTCGCTACGAGGTTTGCGACAAAAGCGACACGGCTATCCAGAACATTATCGATGAGATCATAGGGCTCTATCTGTCTACGCTCTATAAGCTCAGATTTTTGGCGTAAATCTCATGCCGTCAGCGTCCTACAACAAATACACCGCAGCGATTGAGCCTCTTTTTGAAGGTATCAATTCCGGGTCCGACGCATGGAAAGTGGCTCTCGCAGCTACTGTAAACGCTGCGGACACGACGTTTACGCCCGGCACGACTGATTTGGCGACAGGAAACGGCTACACGGCTGGAGGCAACGCCGCCAGCACAACGTCGGCTACGCAGACTGGCGGAACCTATAAACTGGTGCTTGCCAGCCCTTCTACATGGACGGCTACCGGAGCGGGGTTTACATTCCGCTATGCCATACTTTGGGATTCGACGACCAGCACGCCGGTAGCGTATTGGGATTATGGGTCCAGTCAGGCCGTTGCAGCCGGGGAAACTGTCACCGTTACGCTGGACGCGGTTAACGGTGTGTTTCAGGCGTCGTAATGTCTGACAACATCCTTCTGCTAACGGAGGGAGAAGACTATCTGGTTGCGGAAAACGGTGATTACCTGATCGCCGTTGTTCAATATCTTACCACCGCAATAAACGGAACCTATGCGGTTTCTGGCCAACAAGCTACGCTGTTGAAATCAAAGGTGTTAGCGGCTCAGTTTGGCAATTATTCGGTGGTTGGGCGCGATGTCGGCATAGTTCATGGGTATCAGTTTGGCGTGCTGAATGGCGTCTATTCTTTGATAGGCAACAATGCTAGTATTGTTTGGACAAGCAATCCAGATCAGCTCTATGTGGAGTTGCGATCGTTTACGGAACGAAGGAGAATCTAGGTGGCTACTACCCTTAAAGCGATTACCTCATGCTTGGGGTATCAGCAGCTTGAAACTCTTACGTCATCCACAGGATTGACGGTCCCGGCGCGCGACCCCTCCACCGGGCTAACCGCCAAGGCCAATTTTGCGCTTATTACGCCGGAAGCCAAAGGCGTTCGCTGGCGTGACGACGGTGTCGCGCCCACGGCGTCTGTAGGTATGCCACTGGCGGCCGGGGTTACGCTCCAGTATGACGGCGACCTGACGAGGATCCGTTTTATCGAGCAAGAGGCGACAGCCAAGCTCAACATCAGCTACTACGTCTGAGGCCGCCATGAACATCTCAAACGACGCCCCGTCAATGGACTATGTCCAGTATTTTACTAAACAGCTTCCGCAGGATCTGGCCCGGATGGCGGCCCTGCGCGACGAGCTGGAAAAGCGTCAGGGCGCGCTTAAATCTGTCGAAGCGGCGCTGGCTGACCGCGATCAGGCGAAAGAAGAACTGGCCAACGCCAAACTACAGGCGGCGTCTATTTTGTCTGAAGCCGAGGCCGCACGTTCTGACGCGCGTAAGCTAAAAGCTGACACTGACGTTCGCAATAAAAATATGATAGCTAAAGAAAAAGAGATAGCCAAAGCCCTGAAGATTCGCGAGGACGCGGTCGCAGCGGCCGAGGCGGCGGTATCAGGACGCGAGAAGATGGTCGACGACCGCGAGAGCCGCGTTGCTGAAGCCGCACGCAAACTGGCGTCCGATCAGGCCGCCCTTGATGCTCGCATCAAGGCGTTTCAAGACCGCGTCGCTTCTTTTTAAGGATCAGATAAATGGCCGACGTAAAGATTTCTGCTCTCCCGGCGGCTACTACGCCGCTGGACGGCACAGAATTGGCCCCTATTGTTCAGAGCGGCACGACAAAACGTGTTACCGTCGCTAATCTGACCGTCGGCCGGGCCCTTACGGCATCTAGTCTGACGCTCACGACGCCGCTCTCTGCGGCGAACGGCGGCACCGGCCTCACCTCGCTCGGCACCGGGATTGCCACGTTCCTCGGCACGCCATCTTCGGCCAACCTTGCCGCTGCTGTGACTGACGAGACCGGGACAGGCGCGCTTGTGTTCGGCACTACGCCTACCTTTACGACCTCTGCGCTGTTCCCGGCAGGCACTGTGTCCGCTCCGGGCATCTCTGTGTCCGGAGACACGAACACGGGCATCTACTTCCCGGCTGCTGATACGATTGGGTTTGCTACGAATGGCGCGGCATCTATGCGCCTCGACGCATCCGGCAACCTCGGGCTGGGTGTTACGCCGAGTGCTTGGGGTGGCTTCAAGGCGCTACAGGTTATTGGCGGCTCTATTGCTAGCTCCGCGGGCAACTACAATAATCTTATTGTTGGCTCCAATACGTTCTACGACGGCACTAACTACAAGTATATTGGAACGGAAAGCGCCACGATGTATCGCCAAACTGGCGGCCAGCATCAGTGGCATTATGCGGCCTCCGGCACCGCAGGCAATGCCATCAGCTTCACGCAGGCGATGACGCTGGATGCTAGCGGTAACTTGGGTATCGGGACAAGCTCGCCTGGCGTTCGGGTTCACGCTTACAACGGAACCGATAACGTAGCAATCTTAGCATCAACCGATGGCGCGACTAACAAGTTTGGGCTTCTACGAGCGCAAGCAGGCACTAGATCGGCCAGTGTAATTCAATACAAAGATGCGGCGGCTTACTTTTACTGCACTAATTCAGACATGGTTGTTGGTCCTGACACAGCCAATCCGATTTTATTTCAAACAAACAGCGCAGAACGCGCCCGCATCGACAGCAGCGGGAACCTGCTGGTTGGGACGACGAGTGTAGGAGTGGCAAAAACTACAATATATTCGGCGACAAATACTCAAGCCGCGATTGACGGAAGAATAACGGCATCTGGTGACGTAGGAACGCGCGCTCTTTATCTGTCAAAATTTGATAACGATAGCACAACAAGTCAGATACTTGTTCAATTTGCTATGAATAATGGTGCTACGGGTCAAGGGCAGATAAACGCAAACGGTGCTAATACAGCGGCTTTTGGCTCGTATTCTGACGCTCGGCTGAAAAAAAATATTGTTGACCTCCCATCGCAACTTTCAAACATTCTTGCACTTCGCCCTAGAGAATTTGACTATATCGAAAGCGAAGGTGGGGGCCATCAGATCGGTTTTGTCGCGCAGGAAATGCAGACAGTTTACCCTGACGCGGTTGGCGAACGCGCAGATGGGATGCTGACTATTACTGCATGGAGCAAAACAGAAGCCCGTCTTGTCAAAGCCATCCAAGAACTCGCCGCCAAAGTCACTGCCCTAGAGGAACAGCTCAATGGCTAATGTTTACGAATGGAAAATTAACCAGTTGGATTGTTATCCGCAACAGGATGACAAGACCGACGTTGTCTTTGTGATCCACTGGGCCCGGCTTGCGTCGGATGGCGAAGGGCATGCCGCCCGTATTTACAGCTCACAGCCCGTCACCCTCGATCCTGAAGCGCCCTTCACGCCCTATCCAGACCTGACGTTTGATCAGGTTGTGGGCTGGCTCGAAGACGCTTTCGGCCCTGAGTTACTCGAAGCGCAGAAGGCTGCTTTGGATAAACAGATCGAAGATCAGATCAACCCGCCGGTTATCCGGCCACCGCTGCCATGGGTAAATCAATGAAATTTACGGTTGAAGAACTCCAGAAGCTGATCCAGTTGCTTGACGTGGCCACTAAGGCCGGGGGTCTCCAGATCGCCAATGAAGCCTTGCCGCTTGCGGTCAAGATTCAGGAGATGGCCAAAGGTCTTGTTGACGATCAGCCTGAAGAAGAGTAGTTTTGGTTAACCGACTGGCCGGAAAGCTAGGTGAAAATGGAAGACGAACAGGCTGTAGCGGAGATCAGCCCCGCGCCGGAACAGGACGCCACGGCAGCACCTGCACCCGCTGAGACGACGCCGGAGGAACAGCAGTCTGCAAAATCGTTCTCTCAGGAAGAGTTGGACGCGATTGTAGGCAAACGCCTCGCAAGAGAACAGCGTAAATGGGAAAGAGAGCAGGCCCAGCGGCTTGCGGAGCAACAGGCCCGACAGCCTGTAGCCCCTCTGGCGGACCCGAATGATTTTGAGTCTGCTCAGCAATATGCCGAGGCATTAGCTGAGCGTAAGGCTCAAGAGCTTCTAATCCAGCGGGAGGCCGCAAAGCAGCAGGCGGCAGTTGTTGAAGCCTATCAGGAGTTGGAGGAAACCGCTCGGGATAAATATGCGGACTTTGAACAAGTCGCCTATAACCCAAATCTTCCTGTAACCACCTATATGGCTGAAACAATTCAGGCGTCTGAAATCGGACCCGATGTCATTTATTGGCTCGGGAACAATCCGAAAGAGGCTGCGCGAATTTCCCGTATGCCGCCTATCTTGCAGGCACGGGAGATCGGTAAGATCGAGGCTAGACTGACCTCGGACCCGCCGGTCAGAAAAACATCATCCGCCCCGGCTCCGATTGCGCCGGTTGCGGCTCGCACAACCGGCGGCGCGTCCTATGACACGACAGACCCCCGGTCGCTGAAGACCATGACGACTTCGGAATGGATTGAGGCAGAGCGGCAACGGCAAATCAAGAAGCTGATGGCGCAACAGAGATAAGGCGCTGAAAACATGAGCAATTCGCTTCTTACTATTGACATGATCACAAGGAAGGCTCTGGAAATTCTGGAGAACAACCTTGTGATCGCCCGCACGGTCAACCGCCAGTATGACGACAGCTTTGCCGTCGAAGGCGCGAAGATTGGCTCGACCCTCCGTATCCGTTTGCCCGACCGCGCTCTGGTCACGGACGGCGCGGCGCTTCAGGTTCAGGACGACAACGAGCAGTACACCACGCTTACGGTCTCCAGCCAGAAGCACATCGGCGTGAACTTCACGACCGCCGAGCTAACGATGCAGCTCGACGACTTCGCTGAGCGTGTTCTGAAGCCTCGTATTTCGCAGCTCGCGTCGTCCATCGACGCCGACGTTGCGAACAGCTTCAAATATATCGGCAACTCGGTCGGCACGCCCGGCACGACGCCGGCTACGTCGCTGGTTCTGCTTCAGGCCCAGCAGAAGCTGAACGAGAACGCTGCGGTCATGTCGCCGCGCTACGCGACGGTCAACCCGGCTGCGAACGCCGCGTTGATCGAAGGCATGAAGGGTCTTTTCAACCCGGTCTCGGCCATCAGCAAGCAGTTTAAGAACGGCATGTTCGGTGAAGGCATCCTCGGCTATGACGAGCTGAATATGTCGCAGTCGATCAAGCAGTTCACGACCGGCTCCCGCGCAGGCACCGTGACGGTCAATGCGACAGTTACGACTGAGGGTTCGACGACTGTCGTTCTGACGGGTCTTGGCTCGACGACCGTTAAAGCCGGCGACGTGTTCACAATCGCCGACGTTTATGCCGTCAACCCGCAGACCCGTGAGTCGACCGGCTCGCTGTTCCAGTTCGTCGCTCTGGCGGACGTTACGGCGTCTACTACGGCTTCGGTCACTGTCCCGGCGATGTATTCGGCCTCGCAGGCGCTCGCCACGGTCGATGCGCTTCCGGTCTCCGGCAAAGCGGTCACGTTCCTTGGTGCTGCCTCGACGCAGTATCCGCAGAACCTGATCTATCACAAGGACGCCATCGCCTTCGCGACGGCCGATCTGCTGATGCCGCAGGGTGTGGATATGGCTTCGCGTCAGGTCCATAACGGCATTTCGATGCGTATTGTCCGTCAGTATGACATCAACAACGACCGTCTCCCGTGTCGTATTGATGTTCTCTACGGTTACAGCGTCATCCGTCCGCAGATGGCCGTGCGCCTTTGGGGCTAACAGATGGGGCTTCGGCCCCATCTCTTTCTCAATTCAAGGAGTTCTGAACCATGGCTATCACTACGCAGGGCGCTTCATACCCGCTCGAATCCTTTGGCCCCAACCCGGTTCTCTCACAGGGCACGGGCGGCTATCAGTTCTCGGCTGGCGTTCGCGGCGAGCCGCTTATGCGGGCGCAGGCGGCTTCGGCTGACCTGACCGGCGCAACCGTCACGATTACTACCGCCAATCTGGCGGCCGGGATCGTGACGATTGACGCTGGCGGCACCGACGCTGGCGCGTATACGTTCCCGACAGGCGCGCTTATTGACGCGGCTTTTCCGAGCGTCGCAGTCAACACCGCGTTTGATGTCAGTTTCATCAATATCGGCGACGCAACGCAGAACGACGTGACGTTCGGCGCGGGCACGGGTAACACGATTGTTGGCAGCGCGGTCCTTATGGACAACACGACGACAACCAACCCGTCTTCAGCAATCTTTCGTTTCCGTAAGACCGGCACGGCGGCGTATTCGATCTACCGCATCGCATAACATCAGGAGAAGGCAATGCCTAACACTAAACCTGTCGGCGTTGCCTTTTCTGATCCCGAGCTTGTGAGTGGCACAACCATTACAGGCGCGGCGATCAGCGGAGGCACCGTTACCGGAGCGACGTTGGACTCTACATCCAAGGTCGCGTCTAATATCGCTAGCGGGCTTACTGCCAGCCAGCAAGGCGCTACGATTGCAGTCACCACGGCGGGCACTAATGATGTTTTCATCATTGCTCCGGCTGCTGGCGTCCTGTCGTCCGCGCTGTTTTCTGGCGTCGACGCCCTGACGGCAAACGACACCAACTACATTACGTTCTCAATTACCAACCTTGGTCAGGCTGGCGCAGGCACCGCAGCGATGCTTGCGGCGACTGACGCCAACACGACCAAGTCTACCGGCGGAACGGGCCTCGCGGCCAACACCGTCCGGTCGCTCACGCTTAACGGCACGGCGGCCAACCTTGTTGTCGCATCTGGAGATCGTCTCCGTATTCGCGCAACGGTGTCTGGAACGCTGAATAATACGGTTACGTTCCCGGTTTACCGACTGAACTTCACCGTTTCCTGATTTCAACACCACGGCCGGCCCACGGGCCGGCTGGCCCTTACCATAGGTGAAAAATGGCCGTAATATATTTGCGTCACTCCACGCACGGGGTGAAGGTAGCTACCATGGATCTGGAAGCCGCCTACGACGAAGAAAACGGGTGGGAAAGGTTCGATCCAGATGACGACAGCGGGCGATCAGATCAACGGAGCCCTGAGACTTCTGGGCGTCCTCGCGGAAGGCGAAACGCCTTCAGCGGAAACGTCTCAGGACGCGCTGTTCGCGCTGAACCAGATGCTGGATTCGTGGAACACGGAGCGTCTGGCGGTATATTCGACGCAGGATCAGGTTTTTAGCTGGCCTTCCGGCGAACTGTTCCGCACGCTTGGGCCCACCGGAAACTTCGTAGGTAATCGTCCAGTTTTACTGGACGATTCGACCTATTTTCGTGACCCGCAGACGAACGTTTCTTACGGCATCAAATTTATCAACCAACAACAGTATAACGGCATCGCCGTTAAAACTGTAACGTCGACCTATCCGCAGGTCATCTGGGTCAATATGACCTACCCCGACATTGAGATGTATGTCTATCCAAAGCCGCTGCGGCTGTTGGAATGGCATTTTATTTCAGTTGAAGAACTGTCTCAGGTGCCGGAGTTGGCGACGGACATTACATTGCCGCCCGGCTATCTGCGGGCGTTTCGCTATAATCTGGCCTGCGAAATCGCGCCGGAGTTTGGCGTCGAGCCGTCCGCGCAGGTGCAGCGCGTGGCTATGTATAGCAAACGCAATCTGAAGCGCATCAATAATCCTGACGATGTTATGGCGTTGCCCTACAGCATTGTAGGAACGAGACAACGTTATAATATCTACGCCGGAAATTACTGATGAAGACTCCAATATTAGGGTCTTCCTACGCGCTGCGTAGCCCTAATGCGGCCGATGGCCGCATGATCAATTTATTCCCCGAGATTGTTCCTGAAGCAGGCAAAGAGCCAGCATGGCTTCAGCGTGCGCCGGGGCTGCGTCTGCTCGCTACATTTCCGAATGGCCCTATTCGCGGGATGTGGCAATATGGTGAGTATGGATATGTCGTCGCCGCAACAACGCTTTATCGCGTAGATACCGATTGGTCCTATCATGCCCTCGGCACCGTTGTCGGGACGGGCCCGGTCAATATGGTCGACAACGGCACGCAGTTATTCATTGCGGCGGGGGCCAACGGTTATATTTACAACGATACAAGCCTTCAGCTCACTTGCAACACGACCAGCGGCAGCGCCAATATTGTGACAGCGGACACAGCACAACTCTGGGTCGGGTTGCCTGTGTCCGGGTCGGGCATACCGTCAGGCGCGACAATATCCAGCATCACCAACGCCACGACGTTTGTGATATCAGCAAATGCTACCGCAACCGCTACTGGCGTTACGCTGACGATATCCCCACTGTTCAGCGACATCACAGACCCGGATTTTCCCGGCGCTGTCGGCGTTGGTTTTCTGGACGGCTATTTTGTGTTTAATGAGCCGAATAGCCAACGGTTCTGGATCACGGCCACTTATAATGGTCTGGACATCGACGCACTCGATTTTGCCAGCGCCGAAGGCTCGCCCGACGATCTTGTAACTTTGATTGTCGATCACCGCGAAGTCTGGCTGTTTGGCGTCAACACCGTCGAGGTCTGGTATAACGCCGGGTTGCCAGACTTTCCACTCGCCCGTATTCAGGGCGCGTTCAACGAAATCGGCTGTCTTGCCGCCTATTCGGTCGCCAAGCTGGACAACGGTTTGTTTTGGCTGGGCCGCGACGCACGCGGTAACGGCATCGTCTATCGCTCCAAAGGCTACTCGGGCGAGCGCGTATCGACGCACGCTGTTGAGTGGCAGATTCAGCAATATGCGACTTTGTCCGACGCTGTCGCCTATACATACCAGCAAGACGGTCACAGTTTTTATGTCCTGAACTTTCCGACCGCTGACCGCACATGGGTTTATGATGTGGCAACCGGTGTATGGCATGAACGCGCCGGCTGGGAAAACGACCAGTTTACACGCCATCGCGGCAACTGTCAGATGAACTACAATAATGAGATCGTTGTAGGCGATTACGTTGCCGGCGGCATATACGCTTATGATATGAGCGTTTACAGCGAAGCCGGGTCGATTCAGAAATGGTTGCGGTCATGGCGCGCGTTGCCCACCGGCCAAAACGATCTTAAACGCACAACGCAGCACAGCCTGCAACTGGATTGCGAAACCGGCGTTGGCTTGCCCGGCAATGACTTTCTCTATCTCGATGGTCAGTATCTAACGACCGAAGACGATTACAAACTACTAACCGAAAATAACGACTATATCATCTGTAATGGCACTATTGATCTTGCGGTCAACCCGCAAGTAATGCTTCGTTTTTCGGATGACGGCGGCCATACGTGGTCGAACGAACATTGGAAATCCATGGGCCGCATCGGTCAGTATGGCTACCGCACGATTTGGCGACGGCTTGGCATGACGCTGAAGCTGCGCGACCGGGTCTATGAGATCTCCGGCACAGACCCGGTCAAGATTGCCATCATGGGCGCGGAACTGATCATGGACCGCACCAATGCTTAAAAACGTCACGCTCATACCCGGCGCGCGTGTCCCGATCTGGGATATCAAAACGCTGTTTGTGACCCGTGAATGGTTCCGGTTCTTCTATAACATTTTTGCGCTGCTCGGCAGCGGGTCACTGCGCTACGGCACCTTCTTTGACACGACCGATCAGAGCGCGGCGTCAGCTAACACGCCTTACGCGATCACGTTCAACAATACGGATCTGTCTGAGGGCGTGTTTCTTGGCACGCCAACCTCGCGCATTTATGTCGACCGACCGGGGGCGTATAACTTTCAGTTCTCGGCGCAGCTATCCAGCACAAACGCCAGCAATAAAGACGTGTATATCTGGGCGCGCATTAACGGTGTGGATGTAGCCAATTCGGCCACAAAGATAACCTTAAAAGGGTCTAACGAGCATTTCGTTGCGGCGTGGAACTTTGTGTTCCGCTTGAACACGGGCGACTATTTCGAGCTGATGTGGGCTACGACCAATACAAACGTGCAGATCCTCGCAGACCCCGCTACGGCTTTCTGCCCCGCTATTCCTTCGGTCATCATGACCGTGTCCTGCAATATAGGTGAATAATGGCTGTCGTCACACCCACACCGAAAATGCAGTTCTTGACGGCTTCCGGCGCACCTTTGGTTGGCGGACGGCTCTACACCTACGTTGCCGGCACAACGACGCCGCAAGCGACGTTTACAGACGAAACAGGATCTACCGCTAATACCAACCCGATTATTCTGGACTCGCGTGGCGAAGCAAACGTATGGCTCGGAGCGGCGTCCTACAAATTTCGTCTGGCTGACGCCAACGATGTTGAGATTTGGACCGTCGACTATATTACCGCGCCGACCACGTCTCTGTCGCCTGTTTTGTCTGGTAACGTGACGATCTCTACCAACTCGTCAGGGCCGGCGCTGAAGATTACGCAGACCGGCACCGGCCCCGTTTTGCTGGTGCAGGACAGCGCCGATCCCGACGTAACGCCGTTCATCATCAACTCAAACGGTCTGGTCGGGCTCGGCACCGTTTCACCCGTCGAGGCGCTTGATATCGCGGACAACGGAAAGATCCAGCTTTCCGCTGCTGGCGTTCCGAGGACCATAATCTCGGCTACGTCAGTCGATTCTGTTACGGACGTAAGCGACAACCGCAACTTTGTTGTGCGGACAAACAACAATACACGCATGACGATCTCGGGCGCGGGGGCCACGACTTTTGGTGGCGCGGTCACAGTGTCGTCGGGCGGTGCGACCATAACCGCAGGCGGTCTGACCGTGTCAGCCGGCGGCGCGGCCATCACGGGCAACAGCACAATTACCGGAACGTTAGGAGTAAGCAATGCGCTGACTGTGTCGTCGGGCGGTGCGGGCATCACGGGCAACAGCACCGTAACCGGCACGTTCGGCGTGACCGGGACGCTGACCGCTCAGACTGGCCTGACCGTGTCGGCAGGAGGCGCAGGCATTGCTGGAGGTCTGACTGTGTCGTCGGGCGGTCTGACCGTGTCGGCCAGCGGAGCGGCTATTACGGGTAACAGCACAGTAACCGGCACATTGGGCGTCACAAGCACGCTGACAGCCCAGAACGGCCTGACCGTGTCGTCGGGTGGCGCGGGCATCACAGGCAACAGCACCATCACGGGAACGCTGACGGCCACAAGCACGCTGACAGCCCAGAACGGTCTGACCGTGTCGGCTGGCGGTGCGGGCATAACCGGAACGCTGACGGCGAACAGTGGCGTATCGGTGCCATCTGGCGGCGTAAGTGTGACCGGAACGGTTACGGCCACAACTTTCTCGGGAGCGTGGGCAAATATTCCTGCCGGCACGGTCATGCTGTTCGTGCAGACGAGCGCACCGACCGGCTGGACCAAGTCGACAGCGCATAACGACAAGGCCCTGCGCGTTGTGTCCGGCTCAGCATCCTCCGGCGGCTCTGTGGCGTTCACGACGGCGTTCGCATCGCAAGCAGTCACCGGCACCGTGGCGAGCTACACGCTGACGACCGCTGACATTCCGTCGCATAGCCACAGTGCTACATCTACTGATAGCGGCCACACGCATAACTATGATAAAGCGGGGTCTAACAACGGCTCTTATCAGGCCGCCGCTGTCTCTCCTAACGCCGTTGGTTCGTTAACTCAGACCGCCACGGCAACTACGTCTGGCACAGCTAACATAACTACAACCATCGGCAATACTGGCGGCGGGGGCGGCCATAGCCACGGCTTCTCAGCTCCGAATATCAATCTGGCCGTGCAGTATGTAGACGTGATCATAGCGACGAAAGACTAGCATGGAACTGAAAAACGGAACCTTTTGCCCGCTGATTAAAAAAGATTGTGTGCAATTAAAGTGCGCATGGTTTACATTGTTGCGAGGCACAAACCCGAACACGGGCAAGGAAGTCGACGAATGGATGTGCGCCATCACGGCCATGCCTATGCTCCAGATCGAGGTCGCCAAGGAAGTGCGCCAAGGCGCGGCGGCGACCGAGTCTTTCCGTAATGAGGTAGTTGCTATATCATCTACCCCCGTAACGCCTCTAATTGGCAGGAACTGAGACAATGGATCCGTTCACAATGGCCCTTTTGGGGGGCAGCGCCGCTTCGGGGCTAGGGTCGGCCTTCTTCGGCGCAAAAGCGTCCAAGCAAGCGTCGCAAGCGCAGGCGCAGGCCGCCATGCTCGGCGCAGTGTTACAGGCGCAGGCGCAGGACCGCGCCCGGCAGGACGTGTTGGCCGGGCGGTCTCAGGCCGAGCGTGCGCTGTTACAGGCGCAGCCGCAGACGTTGCAGGCGCTTCAGGAGTCCGCCGCGCGAGCCGAAGCGGTTCGGCGGGCAGGGGTAAGCGAGGCGGCTACTGAGCTAGACCGCGCGCGTTACGAGGCTATCCAGCCTTTGGCGCAGGCGCAGGCCGCGCAAGAGCGCGCGCTGCTAGGTGCTGGCCGTGGGCAGCTAGAGGCGCTGTACGGCGGCGCTGGTGCGGGCATAGGCGCGTTGACCGGTGCGGAAGCGCGTCAACGTGAGGCCTATCTTGGTGGCGCGGGTGCGGGTGCGGGGGCAATTCAGCAGGGCGTGCGTCAGGGCGCGGGCGCGCTGACAGGCGCTGAACGTCGCGGGATGGGCGAGCTGACGGCCGGTGAAATGGGCGGCCTTGGCGCTTTGGCTGGCGCATATGGCGCGCAAGGTGAGTTTCAGCAGCCGTATCTTGGTGCGGGCGCGGGGGCAACCAATCGGCTTGCAGAGCTGTATGGTATTGGCGGCGCGCCGGGCGCGGAAGGCTATGGCTCCTTTATGCGTCAGCCGACGTTTGAAGAGCTACAGATGGACCCCGGCTATGCGTTTCGGCTGCGGGAAGGCGAGCGGGCGCTACAGGCACAGCAAGCCGCTGGCGGTCGGCAGGTGTCAGGCGCGGCGTTGAAAGCTGCGACGCGCTATGGGCAGGAAGCGGGCAGTCAGGAATACCAGAACGCCTATGCCCGGTTCATGCAGAACCGTCAGGCGGCGCTGGCCGGATTGACCGGCCTGTCCGGGGCCGGGCAAGGCGCGGCAAATGTCATGTCTCAGGCTGCGGGCAATTTGGGCACGGGAGCCGCCGGCCTGATGCAGGGTGCGTCGGCCGGGCGCGCCGGGCTCGCGCAGACGACTGGCGCAAATCTGGCGAATATTTACGGAACCGGTGCGGGCAATCTTGCCAACATTTATGGTCAGGCTGGTCGGGACATTGGCGCAGCGGCCGGCCAGACAGGCGTAAACCTTGCCAATATTTATGGTCAGGCCGGGCAGGGCGCAGCAAATGTGCTAGGCACGACCGGCACAAACCTCGCTAATATTTACGGCACAACGGGCCAGAACATCAGCAATATCCAGTCGGCGACGGGGCAGAACCTTGCTAGCCTGCGCGGCGCGCTTGGCACGGGACTGTCAGCCGACATCCTCGGGACCGGCCGCAACGTTGCGGATGTCTACTCTGGCCTTGGTACGAACATGGCGAACCTCGCGACCGGCACCGGTTCGCAGATGGCCGGGCTGTCGCAGGCCGGCGGGCAGGCGCTCGCGACCGGGCTGGAGAACGCGGCGCAGGCGCGCGCGTCCGGCTACATGGGTGGCGCGTCGGCGCTGTCGCAGGCGCTGGGCGGGCTCGGGCAGAACGCAATGCTGTATAGCATGATGGATCGTATGCAACCGCAAGGCCCGACCGGCACATATCAATTTGGTGGACAAACCGTTCCTTATTTTCGCTGAGGTCTGACTAATGCCTGTCGATTACACGATAGCCTCTCGCGTTCCGCAGATGTCGGGCGGCGGGATCGACCCGCTGAATATGATGGCGCAGATGCAGGCGATGGATTACCGCCAGCGGCAGAATGCGCTCGCTGAGATGCAGATGGCGGAGTATCAGCGACGGTTGCAGGCAGAGCAGGCGCTTCGGGGCATGACGCCTAATTTTGAAGACCCGCGTTTCGCTCAACAAGCGTTTCAGTATGACCCCGAGTTCGCCCGGCAGCTATACGGCAGTCGATTGGCCGGCGAGCGCGAACGCCGTATGGCGGAACAAGCCGCCGCGTCGGCGGAAGCCACACGCGGCGAGCAGCTTCTGCGCCAGCGGGAGTTTGAAGAGATTAAACTGCCGCGTGCAGGCATGGAGAAACAAAAACTGGGTATTGAGACCGAAAAACTCGGTCTCGAAAAAGAAGAAGCTGGGCTGCGCGGCCGCAAGTTGCAGCAGGACATTCGCAAGTTCGAAGAGATAGAAATGCCGAAAGCCTTCTCCGAACTTGAGAAAGCGCGCAACGAACAGAAAATAAGCAATCAGGAGTTTCTGACCAAGAAAGCCGGCTACTATCGGGATTACTTCAAGGATTTCGTGACCAATCAGACGACGTTGGACCGCCTTGTAGATCTTATGGATCAGGACAAAGACTTCCCGGCCGGCGGCGCGGCGTTTCGCGGCGTGCAGTTTACGCCTGAGTGGAAGGCTTCCCAGCTTATCTCGCCAGAGAAAAAGGCTGAGTTGGCCCGACCCGAGTTTGAATACCAGCAAGTTCAGGACGCAGCAGGCAACACCCGTGTAGTCGCTATTCCGAAACGCGCGCCCGAGCGCGGCGCTATCACTGTGCCGGGCGCTGAAGGTGCGAAGCCCGCCGACTATGGCTTCATGCCGGGGCCGCCGGATACCGGACTTGTCACCCGCACCAACCCACGCACGGGCGAGGCGGAACTTGTGACGCCGCGCCAGCCGATTATGGCCCCGGCGGAAGGTAAGTTCGACGCGCGCGCAAACGTCATGGCCCCTGCGGCTTCGGTCAATGCTATGGCTGCACCTGCCGCTCCTGCGCCTGCGCGCGGTGCGCTGATCCCGTCCGAAATCCGTCCGACTGCGGAAGCGCCGGTCGGCAGCGCCGCCTACATCAACAAACGGTTTGCCACGGAAGTTCTGGACGCGTCAGGATTTAACTCTGAAACGGGCGAAGACCGCGTCAGCAACCTTATTCGTGAATCGACGAGCGGCGGCTTACAGGCCCAAGCCGCAGGTATTCGCGGCTTCTTTGGTAAAGCGCCAGAAGGTATGGAAGCTATTGGCGAGATAAAAACGATTATCAACGACGCTATTCTGAAAAAGCTCAATGGTAAGCTAGGCGCGGGTATTTCCAACGAAGACCGTGAGTTTATCAAAAGCACACTGGGAAATCTAGATGACCCCGACATCCCCGCCAATCAACGCTTG